GACACTGGGGAGGTTGGCCACCTTCTTACCAGTGTTCTTTATGTAGACCGCCTTGGGGTTCATAGTCTTCTTACCGTTCGTCGTGGCGTAGAAGGTGCCCTTGACCGTCCTGAAGATGACACGCTTCTTGGAGTTTAAGTAATTCGTGGGGAAGTTCATTGTTTATATATTACTGTTCTTTTTTTCGGGTATCATACTTCATAGGGCTTTCTGTGTGGATACAACGCTGGATCGGCTCTTATTTTCTTAACTTCTTCAACTTCTTCAAAGCGTTCATATATTGTTTTTTATGCATTTCCATTTCCCTCCTGAGTGTAATCTCTTCCTTTTTACGGATGGTTGCTGGGTCCGTGGTGATGATTCGGAAAGTCATGAGGTTGGGAATCTTGGGGGCGTTGTTGGGTTTCTTGGTGACTCGGAGTTTCTTCATGGCCGACTGAAGTTGACGAACGGTGGGCATTTACTTTAAGCGCGCAAAAAATTTGACGAACACGAGGACTCCCTTGAACCCAAACTCATCTTTACGTATCATGGAGTACATTAAACCTATTCATGGTGGGGAGAAACATGGGTTCTGATTCTTCAGCAAAATCTTGAAAAGAAAAATAATCACCTACGTACAGTGTGCCGTAGATGAGTGTGATGACCAGTGGTGTGGGAATCATTTTATTATATATATATATAATATATGTGGTTGGTCTTCTTACTCGTGGGGGTCATCATGTACCTCTTGTACAGCCTCAGGGATAAGAAGCGTATCGGATATAAATGTTTCCTCTTGACGATACCAAGTTCTACGAATCGACGGGAAAATTTCTTGGCCCACCACGACCCCGGTGTACCCCTGGAAATTATAAACGGTGTAGACACCAAGAATGTTGAAAATGCAAAGAAATACCAAAGCATCATAGACCCTGGGTATTTCAAAGAAGCTCTACGATTGCATTACGGAAAATTAAAATTACGAACCGATGTGACACATTTTAACATGGGGGCCATCGGGTGTTACATGGGACACATGGAGTTTTACAGGAGATGTTTCGAACAGGGACTCAAGTACGCTGTCATATTTGAGGACAATGTCGTCGTGGAAGATAATGAAATGTACGATCAGATTCAGAGTGTCATCGATGTCATGGGGGACGATTTTGAAATGTGTTTTTTCCACTGCATCACTCGGTACCCGGACAAGGAAAAGGTTAAGGGTCTTGAAAAAATGAAATGGATTTCGAGTACCAAGTGTTATCTCGTACACGTCGAAAATATGCAAAAATATTACAAATATTTCTTTCCTATAGATAATCATGTCGATATGAAACACGAAGATATCATCGCCCGAGGAGCCCGCGTATTCTACAAGGACCTCAGGGAATTCATGTATATTAACCGGACACAAAGTAGTACCATAGGTCATAGCAATCATCATAGACCTAAATATTTTTCGAAACAGTATCCTTCAGTCACCACAGATGTTCTCGAGTATGGATACTAAAATATTGACTCATAATAAATGTCCAACGCGCACGCCTTCGTGGGGATGCTCATGAACTCTCGAACACAAACGCACTACTTTCATCTGCAGACCACCTCCTACGCCTGCCATAAGGCGCTCGAAAAGTACTACGAAAAGATTGTTGGTCTCATCGATAGCTACGCCGAAGCTTACATGGGACAGTACTCCCGTATCAAACCCGTCAAGATGAACAAGCGGTTTCTCACGGACCCCAAGAAGGCTCCTATGTATTTTAAGAGTCTTCTGAAGCGCATGAAAGCTATGAAACTCCCTAAGGATTCATATCTTAAGAATAGTGAAGATGAAATCTCTACGCTCATCCATAAGACCCTATACCTTCTGAACCTCAAGTGAAGTTCTACTAGGTCTCCTTAGCATATTAAATATACTGCTTAATTTCAGAGGTGAAGGGCTTGGTGGTTCTTCACATAGGATACTGAGACCGTTGCACACGTCTGGTTTTTCTTCCCTACACGGGAACTGTTTATTGAAAGCTGTTATAGAACTCGCCGGGATATCAGGACTCTCCGACAAAAGCCTATCATATTCCATTCTACACTTTGTGACAAACTCCAAGGCTGTATTACGGTTCAAGGGTTCCAGTGACAATTCCATGTCTATATTCCTGTAAAACTTGGAATACTGTACACACATGAGAGAATGCGTCTCCATGAGTTTTCCGCAGTTGTTAAACTTTGAGACAGAGTTTATGATACCACTGACGACGTTCATGAAGGCGAAGAAATACTGAATAATAAGTATGCGCCCCTTTGTCGCACTGTTCGCTGTTGATGAAGGGTTAAGTACGGCGAACCCACCTACACCCGTGATACTCGACATGATTATGGTCGGGTAGGATAACCAATCGTGTTGATTTTTGAATAGAAGACGCGCATGATTATGAAGCCACCTGTACCCTGCAGCTTTTTGTGCCCACTTCGCGATAAGCTTCTCCTGTTTGTCGGACCAACCATGATGTTCCTGGTTGGTCGTCATAAATAATGTTGATAAAATAATATGAGCCATCAGAAGAAAAGCGTCATTTTCACGTATGGTCGATTCAATCCACCTCATTTGGGTCATAAGAAGATGATTCAAGGTATCGTGGACCGTGCGCGTAAGGAGAAGAAGAATCCCATCATCATCGTTTCACACACCACCGGTACCAACAAGAACCCCCTGAACGTACATAACAAGTTGACCATCTTAAAATCTTGGTTTCCCAAAGTGACTTTCTTACACTCTTCGAAGGATACACCCCTCGCAAAAATTACAGATACTTTCGCGAATAATTCAGTCATGATAGTTGGGGAAAATCGCAAGAACAGTTTTGGATACCTGAAGTTCAACAAGGGAAGTATCAATAGGAACGCCGCCGCCCCCTCTGCGACCAAGGCCAGAGCTGCAGCGGTTCGAGGAAACGCGAAGACCTTCAAGAAGCTGACTGGATACAACTCCCCCAATATCATGAGTAAAATTAAGAGTGCGAGTACCCCCGTGGTGAAGAAGAAACCTCGTTCAACGAGAGTGTCTAAGAAAAACTCACCCAATAGCAGTATATAATTTTTTTATTACCCACCTTTAAAGATTATATCATCAAAGCCTGACGCCTCGCTTCACTATCAACAAACTCGTTGTGTGTATTCCCCGCGTGTGCCTTGACCCAGTGCATCTCGACGGTATTGAACTTTTCCCTCAGTTCGTCGAGGCGTATCCATAGTTCCTTGTTCTTCACGGGGGTACCCCCCGCAGTCTTCCACCCCTTATTCTTCCACCCGTGTATCCACACGTTCATACCTTTCATCACGTACACACTGTCAGTGTAGACAATCACGTCGGTGAGTCCGTGTTCTAGACACTTCTCGAGACCCTTGACGACCGCGGTCATCTCCATGATGTTGTTGGTCGAATGTTCCGTACCTCCACTGATATCGAAGAGGTCCACGCACCTCGCAGCCCACCCTCCGCGTCCGGGGTTACCCAAGCAACTTCCATCCGTGTAGAGCACATACATTATTATTTTATAGAATCATTTTTTTAAACCTAAGTGAAGGTCTAACTTCTTGGTATGCAAGAAACTAAAATGGATTGCGACATTTGCTGTGAGACTATCAATGGCCACAACAAACCCGTGAAATGTGGATTTTGTGAGTTTAGCGCGTGTTCCCGATGCACGGAGAGGTACCTACTTGAAACGCATGACGACGCGCACTGTATGAGTTGTAGGAAAGGGTGGGACCATGGTATTCTATCTGACTATATGACTCAGAACTTTTTGAAAAAGGACTACAGGGACCGCCGGAAAGAAGTGCTCCTCGACAGGGAAAAGTCCCTATTGCCACAGACACAACCTGACGTGGAAAATGAACTTGTTGAGAGAGGGCGCAAGAAACTTATAGATAGTCTCGCGTGCCAAAAGAGTTTACTTCAGAAGCAGCTCAATGAGATTACCCTCACCCTAACTGACCTACGATACGGTGTTGTTACCGACGCCGCTAGCGGTAAGTCTTCCACGATGACCCGCAAGTGTCCGGTGGAAGACTGTAGAGGCTTCCTCTCGGAGGGTTGGAAATGTGGTATATGTGAGGCGGATATATGCAAGGCGTGTAACGAGCCGAAGGGTGAAGAACACGAGTGTGACCCAAACAACGTAGAGACCATGAAGCTATTGAATAAGGATTCCAAGCCCTGCCCTTCGTGTGGTACCCTCATCACCAAAATTGATGGCTGTGACCAGATGTGGTGCACACTGACCAACTGTCACACGGCGTTCAGTTGGCGCTCGGGGAAGAAGGTGTTTGGCGTGATTCATAACCCACACTTTATTCAGTTTGCCGCGAATAACGGTGTAGCCGAGAGGAACCCGCAGGACTTACCGTGTGGAGGGTTACCCGATGTGTACAACTTTTTTAACCGTGTGAGACGCTTTATGAGTATGACTGACCCCCCCAACAAAGCGAACGACAGACTTCATGACAGACTTTCACGATCCATACAGTTCGTCAGACACATGACACACGTTGAAGAGGAGCGGTACAGGGTGACTGACGTGGTGCATACAAACACGGACCTGCGCGTGCGCTACCTACTCAAGGAGATTGACAATACTCAATTTTCAAATCTTATTATCCATAGGGATACGGCGCGTAAGAAGAAGAAGCTGTTCCATGACATTGTAGTCATGATTATACATACCACCACTGATATTATTAATATCATTCACACCCAGCTCACCCCACAAAATGCTACACAGGTGTACGAACAGATGGATGTACTTGACAAACTTAAGGATTACGCGAACGAACAGTTTAAGCGTGTGGGGATATTGTATAAGTGTAAGTTTCCGTACATTAATTCAAAATGGAGCTTTGAGAGATTTAATTAGAAATAGGATTTTAATATTTAAAAATGCTGAAACACTTTAAAAATTATTTGGTTAATTGTTTTTTGTAGAGAAATCCCAAACTAACATTTAGTTGGAGAAAGCAAGGCCACCCATACCCGACTGGATACGCAGGACGTTGTAGTTCACGGCGAACATGTTGAGCGACGTGGCGGTGGTACCAGCCGACGTCTTGATGGCAACCTGCGCGTTGTCGATGCGGGAGAAGTTGCACGTGCCGGTGGGCTGGTGCTCCTCGGGCTTCAGGGCGAAGGAGTACGCGTACACACCGGGGCAAGGGGAACCGGAATGGTGCTGGAAGGGCTGCACCTGGTTGAAGTACTTACCCTTCTGCTCCTTGAAGCGGTCCTGGCCGTTGAGGACCAGCTTGAAGGTATCGACGGGACCCGCGATCTCCTCAGTCCACATGGGACCACCGGCGGCACCAGCGAGGAGAAGGGGGGCGCCAGTCTGGGACGTGGCCATGACCACGTTAGAGCCGATGGAGGCGGCGAGGATGTTGGAGGTGAGCACGGGCTTAGCGGAGGTGAAGTTCCAGAGGTTGGAGTGCTTCACCGAACCCTGGTCGGCGCAGAAGATGAGCTCCTTGACGGGGTGGTTGTAGGACAGACGGATCTGCTTGGTACCCTCGGCGGCGGCGAGGGTATCCGTACCAGTGTGCTGGAGCTGCTCGATCAGGTACTCGTGACCCTTCTGGGCGAAGCGGCGGCGCTCCTCAGTGTCGAGGTACACGTAGTTACCCCACACCTTGAAGGTGGCGCCGTCAGTGTACAAGTCGAATTCGGACGAGAGGTCAAAGTCAAGACGGACCTCGTGGTACTGGAGGGCGATCAGGGGCAGGGCCAGTCCCGGGTTGCGGTTGAAGAAGAAGATCAGGGGGAGGTAAATCGCACCGGCGGCGAGGGAGCCGGGGGTGGTCATCTTACCCCACGTGGCCTTCTTGGACTCGTCCAGGTACAGCTCGGAGTACAGACGCCACCAGCGCTGGTAGTGCTTGTCGATGCGCTGACCACCGATGGACAGCTCGACATCCTTGATGGCACGCTCGGCGCAGAACGCGCTATCAACGGTGGTACCCACACCGCTCACCTGGGCGAGAGCAGCCTTGGACACCATCTCGATGTACATGTCGGAGATGAGATCACCGTTGCGCGCGACAGTCACGGAGACGCGACCGTTGTTGGCGGCAGTACCGTTGACGGTCTGCTCGATGTTCTCCATAGCGAAGTTGGTGTGGCGGCGGTAAACCGCCTGGAAGAAAGTAACCTTGGGGTTACCGGTCAGGTAAACGTCTTGAGCACCGTAAGCGACCAGTTGCATGAGTCCACCCGCCATCGTTTGTTTTGTACTATATAGCAACATTTTTTTTCAGCGCGAAAAAACCCACACACTTTTTCCTTTGTATATTTAAAATGTCTGAGATTCAGCAGCAACCTGAAGAAATTGTTGAAGATGAAGTGGAGTCTGAGGAGGAAGAGATGTCCGACGAGGACATGGCAGAGTATGAGGGGGAGGAGGGGGACTACATCACGGTGGAGGCTCTCCTGAGTTCCACGCTCATGACCGAGGATGGTGACACGGTATGCTCTGCCCTGGTGAACATCGGTCGCCAGTTGGAAATGCAAAATAAGATCATGGTCAAACTTTTGACCACCCTCCAGAAGAGAGCTTAGAAAAATGGATCGTATACTATATAAAATGGCTGAGCCAACTCACTTCCTCGGTGATCAGGCGAACCATGATGAAGCCAACAGTGCCATGTGGGCTAACCAGATTCAAACATTTAACAATGAACAATTGATGCAATTCTTGAATCAATTGGAACATACTTGGAAAATAAACGAACGAAACAACAGTTACATATCTCAACGTATTGGATACGACAATTTTTTCTCAAAAGATGAACTCGCTGAGGATGGCTACCCCCAGACGGTGGACATCGAGAGGATCCATGGAAAGTTTGTACGCATGCGAGACCATCTCTGTGAGCTGTACCATCGAGCAGATAGCCTGAAGATGATGGATATGGAGGATGATAATGATATGAAACTTTCAGTTCGAGTAAACAGACTCATAGACCAAGTAGATGACGCCTGGCAGATTGTATTTCGCAACGCCCGCATCTCTGAACGAGTCAATAACCCCACGTATGTTCCAATCAACCCTGAATCTGACCCTTCTATTTTTAGGGTATCCACCATTTCAAAACCCGAAGAACTTTCCCCCTTTCAACAAGCCATCATGCAGACCCTGAAGTACTTGTATACCAATAACATCAAGAGGTACAAGGGTCAGTGTTGCACTGAAATTAAAACAGCCTCTGGATGTTCCACTCGCGCCTGGAAACCTATGCAGAGTATTCAGGAGTTTGTATACAGTGTGGGAAAGAAGGAGGTGGAGTTTGACCTATGGAAGAACCTCACATCTAGGGGTACGGCCCACAGGGATGTCATCACCCATTTGTCTAACTGTAAGGATATGCAATTCCCCGATATTGTGAAGAATCGCCATGTCTGGTCATTCACCAACGGTATCTTCGTGGGTAAGGAGTGGTCTGACCAGACTGGACTCTACAAGTCTGCGTTTTACACGTACGATTCCCCTGAGTTTAAGAATCTAGACCAGACTGTGGTGAGTTGCAAGTATTTTGAACAAGAGTTTAAGGATTACGGTCATCTCGAAGATTGGTATGATATCCCGACCCCCTTTTTCCAATCCGTCCTAGACTACCAGGGTTTCGAGGAGGATGTAGCGAAGTGGGTGTACGTCATGGGTGGTCGACTGTGCTACGATGTCAACGACATGGATGGCTGGCAGGTTATCCCGTTCCTCAAGGGTGTTGCCCGTTCTGGTAAGTCTACCCTGATTACGAAGGTGTTCCGTAAGTTTTATGGCGCTGAGGATGTTCGTACGCTCTCCAACAACGTTGAGAAGAAGTTTGGTCTGTCCGCCATTTACGATTCGTACATGTTCATCGCACCCGAGGTGAAGAATGACCTAGCCCTGGAGCAGGCGGAGTTTCAGTCCATCGTGAGTGGTGAAGATGTGTCCATCGCCGTGAAGTGTGAAAAGGCCAAGTCCATCGAGTGGAAGACCCCAGGTATTCTGGGTGGTAACGAAGTCCCTCACTGGAAGGATAACTCTGGGAGTATTTTGCGTCGTATTCTCACGTTCAACTTTGGTAAGCAGGTGAAGGAGTCTGACACGACTCTTGATAAAAAGTTGGAACTGGAACTCGATGCCATTCTTCAAAAGTGTATCAGGGCCTATCTCGAGTATTCACAAAAGTACGCCAACAAGGATGTATGGAACGTGGTACCCGAGTACTTCAAGACTGTTCAGAAACAGGTGGCGATGGTGACGAGTACCCTCGAGAACTTCCTGCAGTCACCGACGGTTGAACTGAACCCCAAGGCGTGTTGCCCCAGAGCGGAGTTTGTCTCCAAGTTTAACCAATACTGTACAGCGAACAACCTTGGGAAGCCCAAGTTCAACTATGACTTCTACGCGGGTCCCTTCAGTCAGCGTGACATCACGGTGCGTCACCATACCATGGCGTACAAGGGGAGGATGGTGGCGAATCAGGAGTTTATTTTCGGTATCGATTTGATTGACTTTGACAATGAAGGATTTGGTACCGACCATTAAAATATTAACGAATAATAAATATGAATAAGAAAGGTGGTATGTTCAATGAGTTTTTAAACAGTGACAATAACGCTAACACTCCAGTGAATAAGAAAATGAGTATAGATATCACGAGGCATCTCACGAATGATGAGCGTATAGAGTTGAAGAAGGATCTTAATAACGGAAAAAATATCAACAACAAAATGGAGGAAATGTTGAAGCGTAAGTGGAATAGCACCAACATAAGTTCCCTGAAAGTGTCCCCTCTCAAGTTAGGTTTTTTCAACGCTATAGTGAACGAAAAGTTTGACAAAAAAGAACGAATTGATTTAGTGCCTATATTTAATAAAAAACCTCACACGCGCGAGGCTATTCCTAAAACAACTTTAGAAATTGAAATAAAAAGTATCAAATTATATTTTGGGAGATTTAAAGTGGGTGCCGAGCATTCTTTAACTGGAAAGTTTGGAGAAGTGGATCCGAAGAAGAAATATTTCATGGCTCAGATTGCCGCTCATGTCTATGATGGGAAAGCTAATCAGGGTATAACTTTCAGGGTATACAGGAACGGGAAGATTCATTTCTCTGGAGGTATTTTAAATAATAATATTAAACAGCCCGAACAAATTCGAAAGTACATCGTGGACAACTTCACGAAGGGGGAGGCTTTTCTGTACACCCCTATAGTGTACAACAACACCGTAGGACAGTACAATATGAACGGTGCCGTCAGTCTTTCGGGTGTTGCACAGGCTTTTCGTATAACTGGAAAGGTGGATTATGAACCCGAATTGCGAGCTGCTCTTCGTATGCAATACTCTGGAACGTCGTACCAGTTCTTTAGTTCTGGTGTTGTACAAATCCTGGGCGTGCGCGACGAAAAAGACATGCTTCGTGGTTACGAGAGTGGTAAAGAGCTCGCCGAACAGTTAGTCGTCATGGGTTTATTACGTCCATCTACCATGAACACAAAAAGTATTGTGAAAAAGAAAGAGAAAAAGGTTGTCACGACCAATAAGAGTACCGCTGATGTCATGTACAACATGAAAAAGAATGTCATTAAGATTGGTAAGAAATCTTGTGTGAGGTTCCCCAAGCCCGAGCTCGTGGCGGCGGCCAAGAAAATAGGTGTGGTGAACATCAAGGGAACCACCACAAAAGAGAAGATTTGTCAGATGATTAAGGAGCGCGTCTTTGGTTCCTTCATGGTTGATAATAAACCATGCTTGGTGTACACTAAAGCTCAAATTGTTCCCTTGGCCATCACGAAGGGTGTGACCGTCTCTGATAACGACACTGTCAAGAGCATATGTGAAAAGCTCCAAAAGCCCTCCACCCCCCCGAATATGAAAAAAGCTGTCATTGCCAAAGAGAAGGCCGATGCGAAGGTGATTGGTGTCATGGAGAAACGTCGTTTGACCAACAGTGCCATAAAAAGCAACCTGAGCACCCTCTACGGTAAGAAGTGGATGAACACCTACAGGGGTGTGATGCCTTCACTGAATGAGAACGTCGTGGAGATTAAGAAGCGCATAGATGTTTTGGAACCCAAGAAGAATAAGAAGGGTCTCCCCTTCAAAAGAGATGTGGACGCCTTGAAAAAATCTACTGTCCGTGAGTGGAAGTTGATGCGAAAGAAGATGTTGAATAATAAACTGAACAATCTTAATAACAATTTTGCTAATGAACTAGAGAATCTACTCAACGTGGAGATTGTCAAGAAGAAGTCGCCTAAAAAGAAATTCCTTAAGGGTACTAAAGTGGAAGAACTCTAAAAAAATCAACAATCATATATTAGACGATACTTTTATCTTTTAAACAAGACATGTAAAGAGAAACCCCTAAAAATAATAAATGTAAGATGGAGAATCCACGAGATGTATTTTTACACTACGCACGAAGTAAACGAGGATTCAATATAGATGAGATACACACGTCTGCGCATGTTCGCGAATCTTTGGTGGAAGCTATGTTCTACACTATAGTAGACTATATAGACCACGAAAGAAACAATGATGAAAATGGTGTCGGGAAACTAGAGAGATTGTACTCGTATCCAATAGATTTTTTAAAAGTCGAAGACCCCTACGAATGGTTAGAGGAAAATAGACCGAGTGATGATATTGGTCTCATCGTATACATTCATGATAACATATATGAGATGACACCTGGTAAGCATAGACGGTCACTCCTGTACATCATTAACATGTTAAATTTCGATTTATAAGTTTTTGGGGTTCTGCAACCTGTTTGAGGTGTGACGCGTGGTAGGAAAAGTCATAGCCTAGAAAACTTTCTTTCATTTCGTTGGACACAGTGAAGGCTTCGTGAACTCTGGGGTTCCCCGAACACACGGAGGTTTGTTCAATTTTGAGGAGTCTATCTTCCAACATGAGAAAGAGTTTGAGAGAATCGGGACCCATACCATCTTCGCGCATCTTTTCAAACATGCGTTTGGATTCACCTCGAGAGAGATGAAAGTGAGATGTCTTGTAGCCTAGGATTCCCACCTCTTCCGTTCCTTGGTTCCACGTGTGCCACATGATGAACAGCATAATTACCGCGAGTATGATAATCATTTATTAGTACCCAATAAAATAAATAGGTCCTTGATTTTATGAATTGTGTTAAACATGTCATCCTTCGTCTGCACACGGGTAGGGTCTACAATTTCAAATTCAATTTGATACACCATGGGGTCCTCTGCATCCATGTCATGCGAATCACCAACACAAATAGTCATATCAATCGAGAGATTTTTACGAATAAAAGAGACACGTTTCTTTGTTTTTTTCTTATCCATATCTCGATTGGTATCTTCTGGGAGAGGAATCTCTTTGGATACACTGAATCTCACATCGTAGGGGGTTCCCTTCATCTTTTTGAAATCTTCATTCTTAACACGTTCTTTGCGCACGATAACCTCTGTACCCGTAGCTTCATCCACAGATATCCGTGTTCCGTCAGTCTCTCTGTAAAACACCTCGTGTTCAGTGCCGATAACCTTTTCCCACCCAGTGTATTTCTGGAGGCCTAGAATGACCCTATCGAAAGTTGCCTTTCCCACGTTAGTGTCAAACATTTTACCGTTAAACTTTCCTAGGCGCATCTCGAGTTCCACGTGTGGGTCATTTTTATGCTTTTGCACGAGAGGGTAGATCTTGTCGCAAAGTTTATGGACTTCCATTTTCAATATGAAATTGCGTGAAACCTCTAAATAACTTAGGTTGATTTTAAATAGCATGCATGGGTTTTACAATAACGGAAACACGTGTTATTTCAATACAGCCATACAATGTATGTTACGTATACACAAATTCTCAGAACACATCCTCCACAGACCCTACTGTGGGGACTGTACCTTCACCAACAACTACACCGAACTCGTCAGAGTCTACTTCAGGAACGACAAATGTTTGAAGATAAATATTGAACCACTTTTAAAATCATTTCAGGAAAAGTTTCCTCGGTTCAAGGCTCGACAACCCCATGATACCCAAGATGCTCTCTTTTGTATTATAGATATTCTTGAAGTCACGTACCCATACTTAAAGGAACTTGTATACGGTGAAAAGGAACAGCGAACCGTATACCCATCGGGTTCTAAATCTGAAAAGGTACCTTTCAGTATGCTTCTGTTACATAGTGAAGATGGAAAGTCTGTAGGTGAGCTCGTGGGGGCGTCTGAAAAATGGGACACCCTCACCGACTACGTGGATGATGTGGGTAAGAAACATCATGTGGCTACGACGCGTACGAGTATAACGAGGTACCCCCCAATTTTATTTGTTTCTTTTGATAAAAAGGTTCGAGTCGCTGCTGAAGATATATTTGAAAAATATGAAGTGTGTGGAAGTATCATCCATGTTGGAAGTCAATCTGGTGGTCATTACATGTCTATGATTAAACTAGATGCTACATGGTTCGCACAAGACGATGATACAGTTTCTCTCATAGATTTCCCAAAACTTCACGATCATCACGTACTCATGTACAGTTTAAAAAATCCTCCATCTTAATATCCTCCTTAATGTTCACAAGGGTTCTGTAGAAGGTTCGGCGCCCGTTGGGGTACGTCTTGTCTCGGCGGCGCATGAGGGGCTTCCACCACATGGGTTCATCTTGAAACATGTATTGACACTCAACGATGGCATCCTCCTCCACCCACGGTTCGTTAGGAATCTGATGCGGTTTGAGTTCAGATTCAAACACGAGCTTTCCCCTCTCCTGAACGTACAAGCGCCATAGGTCCCCCTTCTTCTTCATCTGAAAGTCGATGGTATTCTTCTCCCTCGGTTTCCACTTGAACATCGTCTCGTGTGTACCAATTTTCACCCACGTTTTGACTGGAGTAAAGATGAGTCCATCAATCTTTTGTGTAACCGTGGGGAGATACTCACTCATGAATGTTTTGAAATCGGTGATGAGGTGAAATGTTTTCAGTTGTATCTTGATGGGGTCGTATTTGAGGACAGTCAATAATTTTTTCATTTCCTCGATATGTTTCAATCTACTGAGAAAGTCGTATTGTCCGACCACTGTTCCACACACCACGAGGGCGTCGTACACCATAAAAATCTCATTTTCATATAGCTCCCCATCGAGTATACTTCCACTCCCATCATACACGGATTTCCTAAAGTTCAAGGGACATAGGAACATGTCGAGGGCACGGTTGAGCAACACACACACCTTTTTATTTTCAAATATGAAGGCGAGGAGCATGCATCTGACACCATCAGTTTTTTCACATACCAAATAGGGTTGAGACCGGAGAATATCAAAGTGACGAAACTCTATAGACACGGGTTGGCACCCGGGAAAGATACCCTTGGTTCCCCAATGATGTTCCATGAAACCTATCGCATATTTGTAAAGGGGTTCTTCCCGGTTTACAGATAGACGTTGCATTATATTTGAAGTTTTCCTTTTATTCTTTAAGTCGCTTTAACTCCACTAGAGTTTACGATGTTTCCGATACACTCGTGAGAGTATGTTTGGACAAGTTTTGCAGCTGTGAATGCCACAATGCGAACCCCGTGTTCTTTGAATTTACAAAACATGACGTCCAACTTAGGATGGATTTTGTACGTCCCGGTACGCTTGTCTTTGACTTGCTTGACGACATTTTTACACATGAGTACCCACGACTTGGCTCCAGTTGTTTTGACGGTATAAATATTATCAACCACCTTTGCAATGACCTCAGTGTCGAAATCAAGACCCATCTGTTCGATTGGTTCGGTAGATTCTGCTAGAACCTTCTCTTTGAACATAGTCCAATTGATACCCTCCTTGACACCGGGGAAGACCACCACACCATATCCATCATTTTTATTAATGACCATTTTCATAGACTCATCATCCACATGAATACCAAAATCGATGAAAAATATTCTATCGTGCGTCTTCATAAACGTATGAATGGTGTCAGACTTTTCGAAAGGTTCATCATTCACGAAAACCACTTCATTTTGAATGGCACCACTCTGAATACAGAGAATGTTAAACCTGAGGATAGTGTGAAGAGTCTTCACATGACAAGACCTCCCTCGCGTGACGATGATTGTAGCTATTTTCATGTTTATTGTTTTTAGCTCCTAAGCCTTAAGCCTGTGATTAAGACACCCAGTGAATGGAAGATTTCCGACGTGTCCTAGTGTCGTATTACAATCTGCGTAAATCTTCCCACCCATTTGTTGCCAACGCCTACAGAATGCGTAATCCTCCGAGAGGTACCGCCTACTATCAGGGTCAATCATACAATCGAATAGTGCGCAGTACTCATCAAAATCCCTGTTCTGGTGGTCATTCTTACATGTGAGGGTGGGTCCGTAATGTTCGTGCATCCTATTGAGAGCATCTCGACTTATCATCATGAACCCCGTGGGACCATCGAGAACTTCAACAAACCCATTAACAACTGAACGCTTTTGAGCCCCGATATTCACCACGAGACTCGATGAAAGCATGCCCATGTCTCTTTCATCTTTATTCTTAACAGCCTCTTTGGCTTGGTCCCACATGACAACCTTCTTGGGGTACACGGCAACAGAGACATCGTGACCAGACTTAAGAAGGCGCACGACACCTTCGGGATCGAAATCTACATCGGCATCTATAAACATGAAGTGATCGCAGTCGCTCTTTTGCATAAATCTTCCTATGGATACGTTTCGCGCGCGGTGGACGAGAGACTCATTTTCAGTAGTGTCAATCATGAGTTGAACACCCTCCTTCATGAGACGGATTTGAAGTTTAATGAGACCTTGCATGTATCGCTCGAGGCACAAGCCTCCATAACACGGAGTGCTTAGAAATAATTTAGACATTATTTATAATTTCTATTACACTTTTACCTCTAAGTGATGTTTGGCTATCACGACTATTTTGTTCAAGGTCGGTACAGACACGGAACACTTTTCACATAATTCAGTCTTGGTGAGTTTCTTACCCATCACTAGAAATATGATGGCTGTCGCCACACTGTTGGGAGACTTGCTCATCAGGTCTACACACTCCTCCAAATCTGAACACATTTTATTACATTTAAATCTTTCATCCCTAGAAACTTCGAAAGAGTTGAGAAGTCTCTGCATGACGTTGAATGGTTTCGTCACAAAGTTTTTATCAGTCTTTTCCTCCTTGATGGTATCTGTGAAAATCTGAGTTGTACGACTGAGGTCCTTGCATTGAATGCCAAACATTTCAGCGATCTCCTTGGTAGTACGAGGAATCTGCGCGAGGCGACAGGCATACAGGACACAATTAGCCTTGATACCAGAACGAACCGCCCCCCGGGTCAGCTTTCCCTCGTTGAATTTTTTGTACATGGTCTTTGCATCTTTGAGAACAGTCTCTGGTAATTTATGACACGCCTCATCGATATCCTTGTAGGCATGAAAGAGTGACCGGTCCTTGTGGTTCATAGAGTTGTGAAAGTTAATCTTCGCCATACGCTTCGTCTCATAGCTCGAAGAATATTTAGTCGCGATGACAGTTCCCTTCCCCCACGCGGCCGAAAAGAGTTCGTGATTCGCAGTGGGGATGGCACATCTCGCAGGGTCTGAAGCTCTTCCATCGTCTGTGATACCACTCGTCCATTCAGCACTTTCATCGATGTATACAGAATCAATAGTTCCACATTCTGTACACACCATCCCCTCCCTAGTAAGAATCTTATCCCCCGAGCAATACATGCATAGTCGATTATCCACTGGCTTTGTGGTTGGTTTGTAAAGTATACGGTCCAAATCGGACCAAATAGTAGCCAGTGTTTCAGTGTTCATTGTTTTTTGAAAATGTTTTTTACGTATACTTTTTCCGCACTTAGGTTAAAAATTTACATTGTCCATATGGGTTCTCGCACGAGCTTCTATGTCATCAACAACATGTTTAAAACCCAAAGACCCCTCACTCGGTGGCCTCCACTGTCTCCACATACTATCAACAATCTCGTAGTCGTCGGGGAGGCCCAAGGGACCATCTATTTCACTGTCGGACACCACAAAACCCTTGAGGTCACTCCCACTGTCGTCAGAATCGTCATAAAAAGTACTCTCATCCTCCCCTGAATCCATCTCACCTTTTAGGACGTAGCGCTCGTCAGAGATGTGTTCGAAAACCGTCTCACCGTCTGGATAATGCTCACAGATGCTCTCTCCCCTGATGATATTGGTCTCTGATTCGAGTGTGTATACCCTGGTACCTTTATAGGTTAGGGATGTCTCTTCAAAATAATGTAACTCTATATAGTCACCACGATTATTTAAAACCTTCGCGAATAACTCGTCTTCCACATCATCGATAACGACGACGACTTTCAGCAAATCCCCAGGCTGGACTTCTAGTAATTGGATCATATCTAAAGAATTCAGACAAAAATATTTATAGCTATTAACACACACTATGGGTATCGAAATTCTTTCTAAATTAGATTGTAAATATTGTGATCACGCTGAAGATTTATGTAAGAAGATGAATCTGGAATATATACGGGTATACACGGGTAAAGATGAATTGAAAAAACGATGTGGACCAGGGGGGTCGGTGTACCCCCAAGTGTTTGTGAACGATGTGTACGTAGGTGATTATTTCTCTTTTCAAGATTTTGTTGAAGAATCAGAACCCATGCTTCTCCCCACCATGAATAGGTTTACTGTGTTTCCCCTCGAGCATGAGAACCTGTGGGCACTTTACAAAAAGGCGCAGATGTCCAACTGGACCGCTGAAGAGATTGACGTTTCCACCGATATGGAAGATTGGAAATCCCTGAGTGATAATGAACGTCATTTCATAAAATATATTTTGGCGTTTTTCGCTGGTTCAGATGGAATTGTTTTCGAAAATATTAATAATAATTTTGCGGATGAAGTGCAGCTCACCGAGGCTCGTTCGTTCTACGCGTACCAGTGTCATAACGAGATGGTCCACGGGGAAACGTATAGTAAACTCATCGACAAATATATTCGTGATACTGCGGAGAAGAAGTCGTTATTTGAAGCAATCATGACAATTTCATCAATCAAAGAAAAGGCGAATTGGGCTATGAAGTGGTTTGATAAGTCTCGACCCTTCGCGGAGAGGCTCTTGGCTTTCGCTTGTGTCGAAGGTATATTTTTCTCTGGAAGTTTCTGTGCCATCTTCTGGTTGAAGAAGCGTGGCCTTCTCCCGGGTCTCTGTTTCAGTAATGAACTCATCAGTCGTGACGAGGGGTTGCACCTGGAGTTTGCGATAGAACTCTTCAAACTTCTGAAACATAAACCCTCCCAAGAAATTGTGCACAGTGTCGTGAGAGAAGCGGTGGCTATAGAAAAGTCATTCATCCTGGAGGCACTCCCATGTAGTCTTATAGGTATGAACTCTGAAAAGATGTCTGAATATATTGAATACGTGTCTGACAGGTTACTCAAGCAAGCGGGGTTCGATAAAATCTGGAACACTCAAAATCCCTTTGATTTTATGGAAAACATTTCCCTTGATGGAAAGACTAATTTTTTTGAAAAGCGAGTGGGGGACTACGGAAAGATTGACGACTCCACGAGTGTCACTTTCGATGAAGAGTTTTAGGGGGTGATGACCACGTTGCTACCATCCGTGCATGCGCATGTCACGGCGCTTTTGGAACCTTTCTTTATAAGAGCGGGGGCGTCCATGTCAGCGTTGATATCCATGGGTGCGAGCATGCTTCCACTGTCGAACATGTCGTAGGACTTCTCAGTCATACCGGGTTGGGGGAGGGGCGTGTCGACCATGGGAGGCGCGGGGCCGACCGTAGCAGGGTCCATCTTCATGGGTCCGGGTCCTGTGGGCATCTCCACTGAGGCTGTCTCGGGCTCGTAGGGCGCGTAGGATTCGCGCTTTATATTCATCATTCCCCATGTGATTAACATGAAAACAATCGTGTGGAGAATGAGTCCAGCTGTAGTAGGACACCCGTTGGGCCCCGAAACCCAAGAACCCAGAATGGACCGCATGAGACGGAACGTATCGGGGTTGGCGACGATGAAGAATAAAAGAGCCGACAGTAAAGATATGGTTAACTTCTGTTCCTGCTTCTTGCCGTTGCACCCGCATCCACAATCTTTGAAAAGACCCATTTGTATACTCTATTCTGAGAAAAAAAACTTACTTAAAGTCACCTCGCCAATAGAATATATAACAAGTACCATGGCTAACATCATTCAGCGTTACGAGCAATTTGACTCTTCCACCGTCGTTCTCTCCAAGATGAAGAAGAACAAGAATGGGGGTAAGACTGTATACATTAACGCACAAGGCAACAAGAAGCTGTACCTTCAGCTTCCTTTCATGCGATCCCCTTTTGGCCTGAGTGCATTCACTGACGAGGCAACCAACAAAACTTCTTATTCACTGGATCTTTCTTTTGACAAGGACAACGAAGCAGCCACCGACCTCATGGAGAAGCTCTCCGCCCTCGACGCTAAGATTGTTGAGACTGTCGCCGCGAACTCCAAGGAGTGGCTCGGTAAGCCTTACAACATCGAGGTCATCAAAGAGGCGCTATACAAGCCCCTCATTCGCCCTGGTAAGGATGACTACGCATCTACTATCAAGCTCAAGCTCATGACGAAGCCCACTGGTGAGTTCATGGCTGAGGCCTACAACTCTGCGCAACAGAGCATTCCTGTCGATAGCATCGAGAAGGGACAGAAGTGTATGTGTATCGTCGATTTCAACCAGATTTGGTTCATCGATAACAAGTTCGGTGTGAGTGTCCGAGTTTCACAGGTTCTATGTGAGCAGTCCACGAAACTTCCCTCGTTTGCCTTTCAGGGTGTGACGCAGCAAGCTATTGGAGATGAGGAGGAGACGTACGGCGATGACGAGGTTGGTGAGGTTGACGAATAAAATATTAGCATATAGTATATGGGAAAAAAGACGATTATTAGTCACGTGAGAGAAATAATCACTAGTAAATCTTGTAATCCGAAAAATAGTTTTAAAAAGTACAACGAAGTTGGTGCGGGGGAGTACGGGAAAGTGTACAAGGCCTGTATAAACGACAAGTGTTTGAATAAAATTGCAGTGAAGAACTCGTCGGAGAATATGTCTGCAGAGTTTCTCATCTCTAGAAAACTTGAAAAACTGGGGGTACCCGTCGTCTATGGGTATGAGAAGTGTTCTAACAGGGATTTACTATTCTCTGAATTTATAAACGGTGTGACACTCAAAAGTTTCCTAGAAAAGAGGAAACAAAAAGTGAAAGGTGATGAATTGAAATCTATAATCATTCAAGTGTTGTATATTTTATATACGATTCATAAAGAGCACCCGTCCTTTCGTCATCACGATTTACATTTAGATAATATAATGATAATGAGAAAACGTAACGACACCAAAAAGGAAATCGAAGTTGGTGATAAAACTATTGCATTCGATGACGCTAAACTGGAAGTGAAAATAATGGATTTTGGGTTGGCCACAATGAGGGGTACAATTAACCCCATAATTAGAAAGTCTTCAACGTTTAAAAATAACTATGGTATTTTTCCGGAATCTGATGTTCTCTATGACGTGCATTTATTCATGAGTTCTTTATATGTTTCGAAGGGAGCTACTGAAGCTAAGAAGTATATTGAAAGTTTCTTTAAGTCCAAGTATCTAGAGAAAACATCCAGTGTTGTGAACGAATTCAGACTTCGTTCAGACGTGAAACACGACTTACCCACGTACGAGGAGATATTCAAGCATTCTTATTTTTCAAAGCCTGAAAACTCTGTCAAGGTGTTTATTAATAAGTTACCTGCTCCAGTCAAGATGCCATTAAAAAAAATAAAATCTCCCGTTAATCAGGAAAATGCTAAACAGAAAGCTATGAATATTCTCAAGAAAATGGCTAACGCTAAGAAGGCGCCTATCAAGGCACCTAAGAAGGCGCCTATAAAAAAACCCACACTTATGAAGCCCCCCACAAAACCCATGATGATGAGGGGTTCACCGAAATAAAATATGTATATATATTAAACAATGATTGCTGCTATTTTACTTTTCATAATCGATTTAATGATTCTCATGAAGACAGGTGAGATGAAGAAGGTGGGGGTGGATGCCCCTGGTAAAAAGGATTGGACTGTCTACGGGACCATGGGCTGTGGGTGGACTCGTAAGCAGCTGGAACATATGGAAACTAAGGGTGTCTCTCATACCTTTGTTGATTGTGACGAGGGTGAATGCCCTGGTATGGACGCTTTCCCTACCCTCGTCCATAAAGACGGTGAAAAGATTGTGGGATTCAAAGAGGTTTAAATACCACGAATCACAGCGAGAGAGACGGAGAGGAGGAACGCGTCGAGGAACGTGTCGATGGGCTTGAGCACGGTGATGTGCTTGACCAGAGAGTTGTTCCACGTGAAGCGGAGAACAAACGTGGACACGAGAATGACGAGCACGAAGAGAAGAATCTCAGTGAGTGCGTCGATAGGGCGACGGGTCTTAATAACCTCCTTTAACATTTATTACATACGGACATTTTTTTCCTGATGTAATATAATGAAATCACCCCCGACAAACGGTTCTGAGAAATTGTACACCCTTAAAAGATGGAACGGTAAAGTTGGTATAAATAATAACAACTGTTACGCGTACGCTGTCAACGACTTTAAGGATTATCGCCAGTGGAAAGCACAGCCTGGTGAAAGGGTGAACATTAAGGACAACGGTCCCTACGACACGTGCAAGCGGCTGAATAAGTCCGTGGTAGCTGATAATCCTAAGAAAGTATACGCCACCAAGGCTATGACAAAATGCAAACCCGGGTTTTATAAAATTATGATGGTTATATCTAAATGTAAAAAGAATGATTATCTCTGTCAAGGAGATTTTCATTTTTACAAGCAGCATAGTAAGACGGAGTATAAAGTGAAGAGGGAGGACACACACGAGAGTATCGCTGCGTTCTTCAAGGTGCCAGTCTTACGTATAAAGAGGGCCGCCAAGATTTTGAAGCCTGGAAAGATTATACTATTCAAATGCGACTTCTTTAGTCATAAACGTGGGTGGGCTTCGGGACCCCTGATAACCGGTGCCAAAGGTAAACTCATCAAGGACCCCCGTAATATTTCACGGGATTATCCTGGTCTGAATTACGACACCTATTGCAGTTCATTCTGCGTCAAGAATAAGGGCGTCAAAGTCGGACATACTCACCCCAAAATCCGTCAGAAGGCTATCTAGGTCCACAATGTTTTGAACTTCGAAAATTACATCGAGAGCTTCTAGAGTGATTTCATTATTATAGACATTCAAAGTATTAGATGTTTGACTGGACATGTTATGAACAATCACCTGTACTTTATACTTTGAACCGTCGAAAATCTTTCGACATACTGGACACGTATTCTTACCCTGCTGTTTCCAGTGGTCTATACAGTGAGAGTGAAAAAGATGCCCACATCTAATGGGGGTATTACTTCTCGTCTCTCTCACTGCACTGAGACATATAGCACATGTTGCCATCCCTATCCCACGGGTTGATATTTATTTTTACATTTTAACTCAGTATATACCGGACAGGTTGAGTGTAGTGTCACACATACCACACAGGTCCTTATCGTCAGTGGGGGGCTTAAGCATCTCGGGCCCCTTCTCTTGAAGAAGTTTGCGGAAAGAATAGTTGTCCTCATACTTGATCCCATTTTGGGTCATGAGGAAATCGTTATATAACATAGATGAGTTGTTGATTGTGAAACACCGACCGTCGGCCATTCCAAGGCGTTGAGACATTTATATTACAATCAGAAAAAAATTTGTCTATTTATAATTGTTTGCGACCAAGATTTAAATCCTAATGATTGAAGTTTTTCTACAGCATCCACTATCTTGTACCCTGAAAAGATTTCAAAAGTGTCTACGATTTCCGTTTTGGATACCCTAATTCCTGGGCAATCGTTGATGTGGTGGTTGATGATATTATAGGCGAATACAATCTCCTTGAGGGTCTCGGCTCCGGTGATGATTATTTTACCGGTGCTAAAAATGCTTGTGGTAATCTCCTTCATGTCCTCCGCTGGCTTGAACTTCACCTTCACTGCAGAGTATCGGTCGGGTTCGAAAGACACTTTGAACACGTCAGAGTATTTTTCAAAATGGTCAGCGGTTTTCATGAGGTTAATGTTATAGTTGAGACTAAAGTTAGAGTTTATCATCACAACACGGAAAGAATCCACTGGGGGTACCACATCGGGGTCAAAAAGTCTGAGAATGTATTCAAGGCTGGTGATGACATGTTTACAGTTGATGATATCGTTGCACCCAGCCACTTGGATACTTCCATTTGGGAAAATCTTTATAGACTTGGTACTGTAACAATCTTCGTATGTCAATGTGATTTGGTTGTAAAAGGTTGTGGGTTTTAAACACCAAGTGATACCCTTGGATTTCAAAGTGTTTTTATGCAAGGTGAGTGAAGATGCTTCAAAGGCGGTACGCATTTTGTTGATGTCGACAGGTTTCGAAAAGGATGATACCATTGTGATGGTCGTGAGCTTTATCCACGATGGTCGGATATCATCAGGTAAGTTTTTTCGAAACTCATCGAGAGTCAGGAGGTAAGAGAATGTGTTGTTGGATATGGAGGAGTACATTTTTGTATAATAACATTTTGAAAGTTGTCCTCGACTTAGGCTTAAAATATTCATTCTAAGAAAGTGTAAGATGCCGTGTCAAAGGTGTAAGAAAAAGTGTGGTGTGCCCATAGACTGTAAATATTGTACAGGGTCTTTCTGCCCCAGTTGTACTCATCTCGAACGCCACGAATGTCCAGGTATAGGAAAAAAAATCAGACAAGATTTAACCAGGTTAGAGAAGAAAATGGAGTGTATACCAGAGAACAAATATGCCTTCCTTCGTTAAAGAAGCCCATGTTTTTCATGACAAGCTTACCAATAAGCAGCGTGTCGAACTCAAATACACGCGATATATCGAAGGTCAAGGGTATCGTGACTTTGCTGAGTGTTTCGTCGCTGGACCCATCGGGGGCTGGTGTGACATCAAGTCTTCTCGGGAGTGTATGAGGTATGAACAGTTTCTGGATACCATGGTGGAAAAGACTATCGAAACCAGGAGGGTCATGGCATTGATAGAATTGGAAAACGTACTTTGTGAGAATAAAAACATTTATTCACTTTTGCGTGTTATGAATTGCGTGAAGATTCTGGATCCCACATTTATACCACCCTTCATTAACACCAAGTGCTCGTGGCAGAAGAAGTTGGTCAAGAGCATGTGTAACCGCACTCTTCCCCATGTCATTGAGAATTGTACTAACGAAAAACGTCTCGATATGTTTTTCATTGTAATGCGATTAATAGAATCAGAAATATAATAAACATCATCGGGATAGTTAAACCACACGTCTTTTCAACAACCTTTTCAACATTCTTAAATAACATCGTAAAACCTCTATCTATATTCCTCCCCGGTAGAAGGGGTCTAGATAAAGGACAGTTGGGTTTGGTCGGTCTACACATGTCAGTAGTTCGGTCACCGGCCGTGATACCATACTCACACATAGGACTCTTTTCATCATCAGGGAACTTTTTTTCTTGGACAGGGAGGGGGAACGTATCAAACTCCTGGGGTTTCCTACTCGCGCCTGGTAAAGAAAAATCGGCCATCACGTAGGGGTTGAAATCATTGATAGTGTTGGTATCACTGAGCATATGCCTACTCATCGTATATCATTATGATATATATTTTTTGTGTTGCATCTTCTGTCCATGCTTCGTCCACATGTCATCCAAATCGACGTTTAGCATATGTGCTAATTGAAAAAGATAACTGAAAACATCACCCATCTCCATCGTGATATCTACACCACGGTCCTTTTTCAAGTTTGTTTTTTTAAATGTTCGCTTGTATTGTCTAATGGCTGACGCGAGTTCTCCAAACTCCTCTGTAAGTAAAAGCCACACCGTGTTTATCTCAGCTTTGTCCCAACCCTTAGATTTACAAATCTTTTCCGTCTCTGTCTTGTAATAATTAAGCGACGCCATCTTATTATATAAATACCTGTAACCTTTATACCCCTATCTTTGCGTCTACAGGTATTTTCGTACCATAAGTACTGGTGTTAGCAGGAGCCTCTGGAGGGACCGCCATGGTATCAATATCACGCATGTACCCCATGAACTGAGCGACACCGGATTGAATCTGACTGATAGCTGTCTTGATGACCATGGTGTTCATAATTTTCACCTGTTTATTCACAGCGACAGCGTGATTACCAGCGTTGTTGATGAACACTACTCGCATGATGCTGAAGAGGTCATCTTTATTTTGGTAGTCGATGGATACCCCAGTATCATTCTTAAACTGTTGGCGAATGGCACGCTGGAGAAGGTTGGTGTTAAACTCTGAGAAGAACAAGGTGTTCAGGGGAGTGGGGGTCTGCTTGATGGAATTCAGGTGAAGAGGTTCACACATTTAATATAATCCAGGAAAAAAACTATGTGTAAATTATAAATGATTGCTACTGCTGATTTCGATGAAGCTTATGGTACCAAGGCGTGTAATTATGAACGCCCCATCTGCCAGGCGCCCGAATGTTTCATCGCGTCTTACGCTCCCGTGTCCAAACCTGGGGAAGAAGGCCCTTTCAACGTGAACACGTATTTCCTCCAGCCTAACAGGTACGCTGAGACGGTTGGTCCTGTTCCTGTGCGAAGTGTGGATTTTAAATGTTAATTAAAAACTAGAATTGTAATAGTATTATAAGTACCATGAGGGTTATTAAACGGTCCGGTCGTGTTGAAGACGTAAAGTTTGACAAAGTCACCAACAGGATCTCCAAATTGCGCTATGCATTATCAGAACAGGTCGATGCATCCATGATTGCTAAACAGGTGTTCTCTTCTATGTATGATAACATCACCACCCACGAAATCGACACCCTCTCTGCAGAGATTTGTATCGGTATGATTACCAGTGACCCTGATTATGAAATCCTATCGACCCGTATCGTCGCGAGTAACATCCAGAAGACGGCCCCCAAAAAGTTCTCAGAGGCCATGGATATCTTGTATTACTCTGGTATCGTCACTGAAGAAGTGAAACGTATGTCTTTTCTAGTCGACGATGTTATCGACCCTGAGAGAGATTTCCTTTTTGGATATTTTGGTATCAAGACACTGGAAAAGGGGTACCTCATGAAGGTCAAAGATGTCGTAGTAGAGACCCCACAATATTTGTACATGCGTGTGGCCCTGGGTATTCATGGTGCTGATATTGAAGCTGTGACCGAAACGTATAATGCTATGTCTAACGGCGCGTGCATTCACGCCACACCCACACTGTTCAATGCGGGTACCCATAGGCCACAAATGTCATCATGCTTCTTGGTTTCAAATAAGGAAGACAGTATCGATGGGATTTATGATACCCTCAAAGAGTGTGCACAAATTAGTAAGTGGGCGGGGGGTATAGGTCTGCACATCCACGATGTCCGAGCGAATAACTCAATCATCAAAGGTACAAATGGTCAGTCTGATGGTATCATCCCCATGATGCGTGTGTACAATGCGACAGCGCGCTACGTCAACCAAGCTGGACGCCGCAAAGGTTCGATCGCCATGTATATCGAACCCTGGCACGCAGATATCATGGACTTCCTCGAAATCCGCCTGAATCAGGGGGATGAAGAGGCGCGATGCCGAGACCTTTTCTCAGCCCTGTGGATTCCAGACCTTTTCATGAAGCGCGTTGAATCTGGGGGCACCTGGTCCCTCTTCTGTCCCAACAAGGCTCGTGGCCTCTCCGATGTGTACGGAGACGAGTTTGAGGCGCTTTATGAAAAGTATGAAAAGGAAGGTCTCGCTGACGCCACTGTCCCTGCCCTCGATATTTGGAAGTCCATCATCAAATCTCAGAGTGAAACGGGTACCCCTTACATGCTCTACAAGGATGCATGCAACAAAAAATCAAATCAAAAAAATCTAGGCACCATCAAGAGTTCAAACCTGTGTTCGGAAATCGTAGAGTATTCAAACGCAGAGGAGACTGCGGTGTGCAACCTCTCTTCCATCGCCCTCCCAACGTTCGTGGACAAAGAGACAAAGACATTCAATCATAAGAAATTGCATGACATCACAAAAATGATCACAAAGAACCTGAACAAGGTCATAGACCGTAACTTTTACCCCACGGAGTCTGCGAAGCGTTCAAACATGCGTCACAGGCCCATCGGTATCGGGGTTCAAGGTCTCGCCGATGTGTTCATCATGTGTGGACTCCCCTTCGACTCTGAAAAGTCTCGTGACCTCAACGCGCACATCTTTGAGACCATGTACCACGCGGGTCTTGAGGCGAGTTGTGAACTGGCGGAAATTGATGGGGCCTACGAAACCTTCGCGGGGTCCCCAGCCAGTCAGGGTATCCTCCAGTTTGACATGTGGGACCGCACGCCTCGATTCAGTGGGTTGTATGATTGGGAAGCCACGCGGACCCGTGTCAAGAAGGGTATCCGTAACAGTCTCCTACTGGCTCCCATGCCTACCGCGAGTACATCACAGATTTTGGGTAACAATGAATGCTTCGAGCCGTACACGACAAACATTTACCTCCGTAGAACTTTGGCTGGAGAGTTTGTGGTTGTCAATAAGCACTTGGTGAGGGACCTCCAAGCTCTGGGTCTTTGGTCAAAGGATATGAAGGACCTCATGATTAAATCGGGCGGCTCAGTTCAAAATATCACGGATATACCCACCGACATCAAGGAGATTTATAAAACTGTGTGGGAAATCAGTCAGAAAGTCATCATCGACATGGCTGCGGACCGTGGTGTTTTTGTTGACCAGAGTCAAAGTATGAATCTCTTCGTGGAGAGTCCTACCCTGTCGAAGCTCTCATCTATGCACATGTACGCGTGGAAGTCTGGGTTGAAAACTGGTATGTATTATTTGAGGAGCAAAGCAAAGGCACGACCTATCCAGTTTAGTCTCGAGGCAGACTGCACTGCTTGTTCAGCTTAAAGTTTTGGAGACTTAATAATACAAAGAGATGGCTAAGTTTCAGACCCTCATCGATACCCTTGACATCCCCGATTACGATGGTCGTAAGATTTCTTTGTGTACCAAGGAAGGGAAGCCCATGCGCGTGCAGGCCCCTCGGCTCTACATGCCCTTCGGCATCTCTGGATTTACCCCCGCTGTCGGTGCCACTAAATGGAACATCGACTTTTCAATGAAGGGATACGATGAAGAGGACAACTATGTGAAACACTTCTATGAAACTCTACAAAAGGCTGAGGCTGCCATTGTTGAGGCTATTCATAAACAAAGTCCCAAGATTTTTGGAAAGGAAATGAGTGTTGAAGAACTCCTACCGATGTTCAATTCAAATATTAAAACATCCCCTGACCGCGAACCCAAGTTCCGTGTGCGCGTCGATACAACTATGGATGGTGAGCTGAAACCCGGTATTTTTGATAGTGAAAAAAATGTTATTAAAACTGCTGTGAAGGATAAACTATACGCAAGGAATTCAGGTGTTGCCATCGTAGAGATGAACAGCGTGTATTTCTTGAATAAGAAGTTTGGTGTCACTTGGAAACTTCATCAACTGGTGGTACATGAACCCCAACAACTCAAGGGGTTTCAATTTATTTTGTAACTCTCTCGTCTGCTAATAATAACTGATAAATCATCTGGGCTTCTTTCAATAGTTTTCCCTTCACCACGGTGAAACTATTCGGATCGTCATTCAATTTTATTTTTGCAATTCTCACAGATTCATCCCACTTAGCGAGTGTCATTTATTTTACATCTTCATTTTTTTCACGAGCTTCTTGTGAGCCGCAGTCCCCGCCTTGGGCTGCAGCTTGAAGACACCCTTCTTCGCCTTGAAGACCTTCACCATGGCCTTGGCACCTTCCTCCTTCATACGCTGCTTCGCCGCGGCGACAGCAGCCTTGCTCTTTATCAGACCGTCCTTGCCCTGCATGAGGTCAGACTTCCCGAGACCACCCGGGGTGTTATCAGCGGTACCGTGGAAAACTTGCGCGCGAGTACCAACAATCATTTATAGTATCACCGGAAAATTTTTCGGATGGCATCGATTGACTTCTCCTGTTTCATAGGAATTTGAAATTCAATTCTTTTATCGTTGAGAACTTCGGCGCACAACACGGACTTATGACCCTGAAGAGACATCATGGCCAAGTCAACGCTTCTGAACTTCTGGGTGTCATTGTAAACAAACTTTTTGACATGCACTTCTTTAGTTTGCCCTGACCTATGACACCTCCCGATGGCCTGAAGTTCGGTGGATGGGTTCCAAGAGGGAGACATAATGTACACCCTGGTGGCACACTGAATATTGAGTCCCTGACCACCACACTTAATCTGTATGATGAGCACACTGTTGGAAGGAGCAGTCCCAAAAAGCCCCAACCTCTTATGTCTCTCATCCTTTTCGACAGCGCCATCGATGCGAAAGACTGTGCACATCAGGGACTTTTCAATGTAATCCATCTCACCCTTGAACTGACAAAAGACGATAGCCTTTTCGTCTGGGTGACTATCGATGTGCATGAAAAGTTTATCCATCTTATTGGTTCTGTGTTCCCACCGTTGTGGAGGCTGTTCAGTCTTTTTCGCCACACCATTGAGATACAGTTGTGGCCAAATCGTGAGTTGTCGAACACGCAAAAGACACTCGAGGATGTGCATGTTCCTCGCCTCCACAGAGGTATTGGTGCGCATCACTTGACTGATACTCTCCTGACACTCCATAAACGCACACTCATACAGTGCCAACTCTTTGGGGTACATGTCAAGTTCTACATTTTCAAAGTGACAGTAGGGGAGGTCCAAAGAACTATCAGCCTTTGTGCGTCTCATGATGTAGATATCCTTGATTTGTTTGTGCATGGCCTGTACAGTGTTCTTGGGTATACCAAGAAAAGCGCATAAGGTGACAAAATCCTCCATGGAATTGAATATAGGTGTGCCAGTCACGATCCACCGGATGGTAGAGTTGAGACCATTGACAGATTTGAAAGTCCTCGTCTGTCTGTTTCGAATCTCATGGGCTTCGTCGAGAATAATACGGTCCCAATTGACAAGTCCAAGAATAGAAGTCTTGCTATGGGTCACACTGTAAGGACAAACAACAACATCATGTGTAAGCAGATCATTTTTTTCTTTTGTTCTTTTGGGTCCATCATACACGAGGACACTAAGCCCTGGTGCAAACTCCTGGAGTTCTTTTGACCACTGGGTCACGATAGTTTTGGGAACCACAATAAGTGTATTTTTTTTGGGGTTCCCAAGAATAGTCGCTATAATTTGAATTGTTTTACCAAGGCCCATCTCGTCACAGAGAAAACCACCCTTGGGGCCGTCGAGTTGATTTTCCATCCCGAGCATCCATTTGACTCCGTCAACCTGGTACGGCGCGTAAAGATCTCCGTTGAGAGTATATTTCGTCATTGTTTTAAGTTGGAAATATATTGAGGTTCATCTTTACTTAGGTTTGATTCTTTCTCCTGGTTTGTATTTTCCTAAACTCAAAATCACCAACACCACCTGCACAGCGATTGTGGCCACCTCAGTTTCCATCATCGTAGTGCACATGGAATACACGTGGTCTAATGTAATATTGGTTTTGTCGGTCATCTCAATCACGTAGGGAATTATCCTTGTAGGTAATTGAAATTGAACATTTCTACGACTCCTGGCGCGGAATGTTTTCCTGACAATTATATTTGACAATCTTAGCATACCCACCTATTATTCTTTAACAAAATAATTATCATCTGAATCAGACGTAATCTCACACACTTGGGGTGGCAATTCTTTAGGTACACGAGGTTTCCTCGGCTTCGGGGGTTCGATACCGTGTTCCCTGTGGTACAATACCTTTTGCCAAAACTCTTCCATGACCGGGAGATACTTCTCAAACCACCCACGATCTCGAGGGACCCTCGTAATGACAAACTCTTCTGGTTTAGGCCAGTTAAAATCCGCAGCCTTATATTGAATAAAGTCGCACTCTTCGAGATCTAAAATTTCCATACAGAGTTGGAGCTGAGGCATGTAGTGGGGGGGTACATCAGGAGTGATGACGCGGGAAATGGGACATTTAATCTCGATGAGTTTCCCAGATTCACTGACACCATCGGGACTTCCACCCAACCATGAATATTTGGGGTGAGGGCACAGACCAAGTTCGTGTACAATTTCATCATGTCTTTGTTCATAAAGAATGCGAGCCTCATCCTCATATTTATTTCCGTGTTCAGTAGCTGCGTTACCGACGAATTTGTTGAACCCACACTTTTTCAGTAAAAGACCCTTAGGTGTTTCGTACTTATTCTCACCTATAGCAGTCGCAGCATCACTGGCCGTCAGCATACCTTGACGCAGTTCGAGCCATTCTTCAGAACGTTGCTCGGCGTATTCCCGCTCGAGAAGTTTCTTAACACCTTCATGCATTTAATAGTGTACACCCAAACTGTTTAAGCTCGTTGGTACTACAGGTGGGTAAAAGAATGATTTTGCAGCGTATTGTTCCCCTAATTTTTTATTTTTAGCATACCCCTGCCCCACACAGACATTGTCGACGAATACAGCTATGTAAAATACCCCAGAGTCGTGTCTCACTATAGAATACACAGGTAATTGGAGACTATTAGACTGACAGTAACGCATGAGATGATCTTTGAAGTTATCATCCACCATGATGGAGTCAAGATTCACGAACTGTGGGTCGTTGTATATGCGTAAGATGAACTCTTTGGTGTGTAGGAGTCCTAGGTCCATGTAGATGGCACCCACCAGGGCCTCGAAGGCATCCTCTAAAATCTTTGGGTTATGATTCCATTCGTTGCGCATACCCTTCTCATCCATCTGAATCCATTTATACAATTCGAGTTTTGACGCTATGCTCGCGAGTGTTTCGCCTCTCACGAGTTTGGTGCGCGCTTTGGTCAGGAACCCCTCCTGCCTCTCTTCAAATTTGTCGTACAAGAACTTTGTGATGACAAACCCAAGAACAGAATCACCTATAAACTCTAAAGTTTCGAAAGACCCCGACAAATTTTCATTTTCTTTGAGTGCTGATTTGTGTGTAAATGCTTTTTGGTACAAAGCTATATTAGATATCTTTGTACCAACAAGGTTTTCAATAGTCACCCTATCAATAAGCATATTATATATTAATATAGTATTTTATTTTCTAAGTTGATGTAAAGTGAACAAACCGGGGACATGTGATGCTGATATAACAGCATGGAGGGTAAGATGATTACTCCTGAAGCCCGCGATTAAATTAGATTTGAAATATGAAAAAACGTTGGGGGAACTCTATCTCGAGTTCGCGAAGGTTAAGCAGTCTCAACCTTAGTGTAATGAGGGCTGAGATACTTCTGGAGATTGAGGAAAGTCACTTGCACATCCACGGGAGGCTCGAGGAGGTCGCGGAGCTTCTGGTCGAGCACGAGCACACGACCATTGTCGGGGTGCTTGAGCCCATTGTCTTTCACGTACTGATTGATGGCACGGGTGACCGAACTACGAGAGACCAACTCCCCATCGGGGAGACCCAGGAAATCACGGAGTTTATCGGAAATCTTCTGCTCACGGTTGAACCCATTGTTCTTCGCGCGGTTGGAGGACTTCTCACCAGTGGGGTCTTCTTGGGTAGCCTTAATCTTACGGACAATCTTGGCAAGAGCCTTGATGTCGTTGCGGATGGCGGCGATTTCGGAAAGAATAGATTCGGTAGACATTATACATTCTATAGGACCACAATCTTTAAGTACGTTAGTATAGCTGCTGTTATGAAAAAAAATGCAATCAACCACGTGAACACACGTATATTATACATCTTTCCGAACCCATGTGGTTCTCTCGGTTCGATACCGTCTGTCTGACCAGGGCACCCCCCTGGGCAACACCCCTCTGGAGCTGGTACGATGAGGTCTTTGTTATGTTTCGTTCCACATATCTGATTCTTTCTATGGTCACCAAATGTCACATCGGCGTAGCATCTACAGGTGGTCATAATATTATATCCCTATATTATAATGGATGAAAAAAGTTACTCAACACCTGTCATAAACAGGTTTTTAAAAAAGCAATTATTTTTTAGGGATGCACTTTTGAAGAAATATTATGACAATGATAATGTAAAAAAGTTTAGAAGTCGGGTACACAAACAGTTTACGGATGAACAGTTTGAAAAATTAATATATGTTTTAGTCACGGATTCAATCCGGGATATCATACTCGATACAGTAGGTGAACTCACAGTGTTTATGAAAAACATGGGGGACCTCGTCATCAGTGGGGGTGAAGCGTTTAACATGTACATGGACTACAATGATCGTGTCATCACGAGTGATATCGACGCCAAGTTTATCCCACGAATGGCGAATGACCGACACTATTTTGGGAAACTTCAAGCGGTCAAACTCATCCTGTGGAATAAGATGGGGCAACTCGCCAAGCGATTGAATATCAGGATTAAAAAGAGAATACTTTCAAGAAAAAATAAGATTTTTAAGTTTTTGGGGTTGGGTTTCAAAAAGCAGGGGCCCTACGTCACGAGGAGATACACTTTGATAAAAAAGAAAAAAGTTGGGGAAAGTAATGCACCGTCAAAAGGAGATGTGTTCATAGATGTTGAATTATTTGCACTCGATTTAAACATGCGTTATTTTTCTATCGGTTCGGGTAAGATTGAAGACTTTACATTGGGTGGTATCCTTGATATACCTTTCATGCGTCCCAACGAGTTTGGATACGGTGTCGTGAAGAGTATTTCACGTAAGGGTATCAGTTACAGGAATATGGCTACTGGTCGAGTGAAAATAAATAACAATGTCATGGTTGCGAGTAAAGAGTTTTTAATAGAAGATATTTATTTGATGCATAAATTGAAACTCAGACCTGAGAAAAAGGAAAAAGACCGTCAACGTCTCTTGAAACTCTCTAAAATATTTGTCAAGACGGTGAAGGCTGATGATTCAATAGATACTCTATTTCAAAAAGTTCGCCCAAAGTTATCCAATGGTACAAAGAGTATTCTTAAACATATAAACCCAAACTTAAAAAAGGCACGTCGAGTGAACCCCCAAAAGTATTCTCAATTCACAACAACCCCTAAGAAAGCGAGATTGTCTAAACAAATTGTACACGGTATTAACCCTACGGGTCCCGATGTGGACATCGCTGGGTTTGAAAGTTCTTCTGGAAATCAGAGATTTAACATGGATACATTCAAGTGGAAAAAGAATAATTCGATGGAATACATTAAGAATGAGTTCTCTCTGAGACCCACGAGACCCAGGCCTTTACCTGAAAAATTAAATACCCAGGAAACGTTATTATACGGTTTCAAACCCAGGCGAGATGGTTGGGTTCCTAAACCCCTATTGAAACGTGCCGCTGAGATACCATTTGTTGGTTTAAAGAATTAAGACGTATGATGTACATAATGATTTACGATAAGTTCGCAAAGGGTGATGATGGGTTGTACCATGTTGAAGTGTTCACTGATGACCGTAAGCATTATTTCATTCAGTTGAACGATGTGACTATCACAGATATTACAGGTGACATCTCGTTCGATATTCCCACCCCAGAAAAGGTGGATGCTATCCATGAGGTGAATATTCAAAATGCTATCGAGAATAGTCAGGAGTGGTTCGGGAAGAAATTCACCGAGAAGACGCTGCGTTCCGCATACACCAGGGAAGATACTCTCACAGCGGAACGTCTCGTGGGTTTGTACCCCACGAAGGTTTTTAATTCTGAAAAGGCTCTCATCGACATTGATATCATCAAGCCCGGTGATGTCTGTTCAGTCATCGTTCAATTTTCTGGATTATGGTTTGCTAAGAAGGCTTTCGGTCCGAGCTGGAACATTGTTCAGGTCAAGGTTCATCCCGCCCCCGAAGAAAAGTTTGATGTGACTTACCCAGACGAATATATGTTTGAGGACGATGAGTAAAAAAAAAGTATTTATAGTATATAAAGATGAATATGTTTAAGAAGATTTCCGCGCGCCAGGTTGCTATTGCCCTCGCGGTGGTGGTCGTGATTTACATGATCTGTCAGAAGCCGTCCATACCTGGTATGCGTAAGTCCATGTACTCTGTCCACGATACCATGTACGCCCCCAGTGGTGCGATGGTTCCTTCTAGTGACGAGGAGGAGGAGGTGGTCACGTCTGACTGTGAGATGAAGGCTGGCACCGGCCTCGCCTCTTCTCTTCTCCCCCGCGAGGTTGCTTCCCAGGAGGATTTCGGTCAGTTTGCCCCCGAGGATATTCTCGCGGGTCAGAACTTCCTCGAACCTCGCAGCCAGATTGGTTTCCCCGAGAGTGTCGGTGGTGCCCTCCGAAACTCGAACCAGCAGCTCCGCGCCGAGCCCCCCAACCCTAAGGACCCCTTCACGTGGAACAACTCCACCATCGCCCCCGATTTAATGCAGCGCCCCCTCATGTAAATAACTTAAAGGTAAAACCCTTCTTCATAGCATATACAATGTCTTCCATTTCCGCCGACGAACTCACAAACAGCGTCTCTAAACTGGTTGAACTCAACAAGCAGATTACAGAAGCTCGAGCAGATATTAAAGTACTCTCAGACGCAGAAAAGACACTTAAGTCGCACATCAAGAAGTTGATGATTGATAACGGTCTCGATGTCATCAATCTCAAAAAGGGTAAAATTACAGTGAAGAAGAGTGTCAGGAAAACGGGTCTCAATAAAGTGTCCATCAAAGACGGTCTCAACGTTTTCTTCGACGGTAACGAAACCCAGGCGGAAACAGCCTTAAAGGTTATCCTCGATAGTCTTCCAACCAAGGAATCTTCTACCATCTCCCTCTCAGGACTCAAAGATAAGAAGCAATAATGGTGTGGTATCAGTACGTGTGGGAAGCTACAACTGGTAATGAGGCTGATTGGAGCGATGATGAAAATGACAAGCTTCACCATGAACCTTTGCATATCGATGATTGGATAGATTTCAATTCCGAACAGCTCGAGTATCTATGGGCGATAATACAAGAGTACCTCGATGACGCGGTGAGTCACGTTTTTCCAACTATGCGATTCGAAGATTTTGCACGATTTTGCCACGAACCACCCATGTGTGTAGAGGGGGTGTTTGACATGGAGTTTTGGATAGACAGACACTTCGAAGAGCTCACTTACATCTGGAAGTTACTCAAGAGAACCAATAGTTTCCTATTGTACAGGACAACATACGAAGAGTTTACACAGTTTTGCTACGCATCTAGATAATAATCTTGTAATATAATAAAAATGATTGCCGACCTCACATCCCAGAAAGTTGCCATCCCCGCCGCTCTTTTCCTCGCGCTTAGCCCGGGTATGATCCTCAAGACGAACGGGTCTAAGATTTCCTTCGGAAACGTCAGCACGGATCGCATGTCTGTGTTCTTCCACGCCCTCGTCTTTTTCCTCGTGTACTCTCTCATCGCCAAGGCTATGGGTGTCGTGCTCACCAAGACGGATCTCATCGTCACGACGGGCCTCTTCCTGGCTCTCAGCCCGGGTTTACTGCTGACTATCCCGGGTGGTGAGAGTGCTGTTGCGTTTCAGTCGGGTAAGACGAGCCAGGTGGCTATCCTCACACACACCGTGGTCTACGCCGTGGTGTTCGCTCTTTTACGAAAGCAATTTCCTCAGTTTTATTAAATGGAATACCTCGTCTTGGGTCCAGCATCCATGGGGGTGTTTGCGATAGTGGGAAGCCTCATAAAGTATGAAGCGGAACTTAAAAATATAAAAGAAATATCAGGCGCTTCAGCAGGCGCTGTGATCGGAGTAGGTTTAGCTTTAAATATACCATTACCAGATATTCTCGATGGACTTTTATCTATAGATATCGAAAATCTCTCAAAATTCAATCTAAGGTGCTTTATGAGTACATATGGTCTCATAGATTTAAAGCCTGTCCGCAAAGCCCTGGTTACGGTATATGGATGTGACCCAACATTTTCAGAACTTCATAAGAAGTTATATATTTCTTCGTACTGTCTCAATAGGTCACGAACAGAATATTTCTCTGTCGATACCCATCCAGATATGAAAGTCTTAGACGCAGTATGCATGAGTATAGCTATACCGTTCATCGCCTCATCGATAGTACACAGGGATATGATTTACATGGATGGGTGTACCCGGGAATTGATACCAGTGACCCCCTTTATAGACAAGAAACCGGATAAAATCATGTGCATCAAATTAAAAACCAAAAACATTTACTTTGAAAAGATTACAAATCTCAAACAGTTTATACATGCCATGATGTCATCGGCACTCCAGTTACCAGATACTAATACAATGAAGTTAGGAACGGTGAAGGAGATTGATACAGGGGACTTGGATATTTATAAATTTACAATGTCTCATGAAGATAAGATTCGTATGTTTATATTAGGTATGAACAGTTAATAAACACTTCCCACTTGTTATATTTTTTTATGATATTATAACAATATGGATGCGTGTGACCCTGATACGGGTACAGAAAATCTCAGGTACTTTATAAAACTTCACTCAGGTCAGGCGGTGAAGATATCCCGCGAAAAGTTGTGTGAGATTAGCAAAAACGTGAAAGACAATAAACTACCCCTCCCTACCCTCATCCTCACTCGCGATAAAAAATACATGCTGGATAGCAAATCCCCCTTGACACAGAAGGATTATGAATTGTTATTCAGTTCATCTGTGAAGTCTGCGGTCATGAAACGCCTCGCCAAGAAGACTGGGTTGTCTGAAGTTGATAAGACTATCACGGAGTTGAAAAGTGCTATAGGCCGACGTCTCAAGAGTTTGAATGTTCGGGAACCCGTGCAGTTGCACAGTAGGCGTGACGTCATTGTTCGTGGAGTTCCTCGTGTTGTTGGTGGACCCATTGTTCGTGGAGTTCCTCGTGTTGTTGGTGGACCCATTGTTCGTGGAGTTCCCCGTGTTGTTGGTGGACCCATTGTTCGTGGAGTTCCTCGTGTTGTTGGAGGACCCGTATACCCTGACACGATTGCCCTGTTCGGTACGGGTACACATGCTAGTATTGGCAACCTAGTTATTGGTCCCACGTACACCAATCCTTTGGGTCAAAGTGTTATTATTTACCAGCCTCCCATGGGTAACGCACACCGTTATGAAGCACAGTGTGGATATAACGTGGCAACCGGTTACTGGGAAGACGTTAACCAGGCCGCGATGCCTAATATCGTTCATCAGACTACTGCTGGTCTTGTTACCTGGTATATTGGTCTCACGGAATACTTTAGGTATATGTCTCCGAGTATTATGCCCATTGCATCGGACATTCCCTCTTTGGTCGGTCCTATTGTTCGTGGAGTTCCTCGTGTTGTTGGAGGACCCGTTGTTTCAACTTCACCCGTGAATATCAAGAATACTTTAGCAAAGCGAAGACATTTAAGAAGGATGCAAAGTTTTAGTTCAGGGGGTGCTTTACCGCAAGCGAAGCGGAATGTTCGGATGTCGGCGCCGCGGGTAAACAGCTCACGAGAAACAAACGAAGTTGTGAACGCTGGGAAAGCTGATAATGCTATGAAGGCTGAGAACGCTAAGGAGGCTGCTAAGAATGCCAATGAGGCTAGGAAGGCTCAGGAGGCTCAGGCTACTAAGAATGCTAATGAGGCTAGGAAGGCTCAGGAGGCTCAGGCTACTAAGAATGCTAATGAGGCTAGGAAGGCTCAGGAGGCTCAGGAGGCTCAGGCTACTAAGAATGCTATTAAGAATGCTAATGAGGCTAGGAGGGCTCAGGAGGCTCAGGAGGCTCAGGAGGCTCAGGCTACTAAGAATGCTAATGAGGCTCAGGAGGCTCAGGCTACTAAGAATGCTAAGAATGCTAATGAGGCTAGGAAGGCTGCCAACAAGGAGGCTAATGAGGCTAATGAGGCTAGAAAGGCTGCCAACAAGGAGGCTAATGAGGCTAGAAAGGCTGCCAACAAGGAGGCTGCCAACAAGGAGGCTAATGAGGCTAGAAAGGCTGCCAACAAGGAGGCTGCCAACAAGGAGGCTGCCAACAAGGAGGCTACTAAGAAGGAGGCTAATGAGAAGGAGGCTAATGAGGCTAGAAAGGCTGCCATCAAGGAGGCTGCCAACATTAAGGCTACTAAGAAGGAGGCTAATGAGTTTAGAAAGGCTTATGAGGCTAGAAAGGCTGCCAACAAGGAGGCTGCCAACAAGGAGGCTGCCAACATTGAGGCTACTAAGAAGGAGGCTAATGAGGCTAGAAAGGCTGCCAACAAGGAGGCTGCCAATAAGGAGGCTGCCAACAAGAAGGCTAATGAGGCTAGAAAGGCTGCCAACAAGGAGGCTGCCAATAAGGAGGCTGCCAACAAGAAGGCTAATGAGGCTACTAAGAAGGCTCAGGCTACTAAAGAGGCTAAGGAGGCAAGGGAGGCGCAGGCTGTCAAGAATAAAAAACTTATGTCAGACACTGACAAATATGAAAAATTATTGAAAAGTACCAAGTACGTATCAAAAGAACCTATATTCAATAATGACACAATGAAAAAGCGAATTGAAGAGTTTAGAAAGTCTGATAATAAAGACCAGTTAACACAAGAATTAATATACGAAATAGAAAAATTGCGATTAATAGATTTTCAAAATCGTGTAAACGATAGTATACTGACTAAAATACAAAAGTCGGGTATTAAGGATAGATATTCAACGGGAAATAAAAATAACACGGTTGAAACGTTTGTAGAGCTCGTAAAAGAAAAAACGTCCCAGAATGGAAAAAGTATGAAATTACTTAACGCGACATACGCGGGCAAAACAAAGGGAAAGGTGTTTACAAATCAAGAGATTAAAAACTATAAAAACGCGGTTTCAATGGGTAATGATAACATGGACAGACAAAAAGTGCGTTTTAAATATGAGATTCGTGTTCGATTGAGAAAACTCATGGAAATGTCTATAAACATTTCTGACCCTGAAACCAAAACAAAGTTCGTAGAGAAAATAGTAGAAATCGAAAATCGAATTAGTGCAGCTAAAAATGTAAACAGTATGACAGATAACCAAAAAGGTCAGATTGTTTTCGAATTAAATAAATTAGAAAAAGAATACAAAACATTTACTAAAACAAGTGTGTTTTCTCAGATGAAAGTTCCTCAGTTTCCACGTATTTTTCCTACAGGTAAAAATGTAAAAAAACAGTTTAATACTACCGAAAACATGGATAAGATGGAAAAACTCTATGAGGAGGCTAAGGCTATCAAGATGGGTATCGGGAACTCTGAGAATATATCAAATAATCTTAGTAACCTCCGTAAAATCATGATGAAAGCGAGTAATGTAGGGGTGGGTAAACAGCGAGGGGGGTGGTTTGAAGAGACTATAAACAAAATTTCGAAAATACATTCTGAAGTTGAAACTATGGTACCGAATATCGCTGCTAAGCAAGCGTCTAAAAAATTAGTAACTAATTCTATAGCGCGTGTTATATCCAAAGATGAGAATGAAGAAAAGGAAAAAATAATAAAAAACATAGGACCGCTCGCGAAGAATAAGTCTATAAACATGAACAGTCTCAAAGAAAAATCCGTGAAAAACTTGAGGAATCTTCTCGGGGAACTCAGGGTACAGGCGGCCTATGGTAGGCAGCAGGCAGAAAATAAAAAAAGGGTGGAAGCTGCTGCTGCCGCTGCTGCCAACGAGAATAAAAAAAGAAAAGAACTCGTCGTAGAGATTCGAAGATTATCACGTAAGACGGGGGGTCTGGATATCATGCCAACCGAAATCTTCAACACGAAGACGATGAATAATCTGACGGAAATGAAACAGAATATCATTAAAAGGGAGAACACTAAGGCTGCTACTAAGATTCAGGCTGCGCAGAGGGGTTTTAAAGAGCGGCTCAAAATAATAGAACAGTTTGAAAATAAAGTATCAGCATATAAACCCCCTCAGAATCGACAAAATATCTGGACTAAAAAAATTACATTATCGAAAACACTCGAAGTTTACAAAAAGCCTCCCATAACATCTACGATCATGTCTGAGATACGCGAACAGATGCGAGAATTCGAAAAGATGAAAAAGGGTGTGAATGACGCCGAGAAAAATATCGCGGAAAAACGCGCGAAACAAGATGATGAAAACAAAAAGAAGGAAGAAGCCCAAAAGAAGGAAAAAAAAGCGTGGATTGAGAAGTTGACGTCTTTTAAAAATAAAAGAAATATTATATATAAAAATAACAAAGTACCGGGTCTGATTAAATTCATAAGCAACATATTGCCACCCGAAATAAAGACCGAAGATAATATTAGAAAGTTCAAATATACAAGTGTGGATGGGACACAGAAAATACTACACAACACGGAAATGATTCAGATTAAGAAGAACATTACAAATGTGAAACAGAAAGCAGCGGCGGTAGCGGCGGCGGTGAGGAAAGATGAGGCGGCGAGGAGACAGAAGGAGGCTAATGCAAAAGAGGAGGCGGCGAGGAGACAGAAGGAGGCTAATGCAAAAGAGGAGGCGGCGAGGAGACAGAAGGAGGCTAATGCAAAA